AGTTTTTTATAGTTTGTTGTTGTTGTTAGTTATTTTCATTTTAAATATACCTTGTTCTCGTTGTTTCCTCATGTCAGCATAAATTTTTCTGTCATTAGGATTACTTAAATCAAGATCACCAATATTAACTTGCTTTGGAGTAGCACCACCAATCTGTCCACGACTACCTGCACCTGCTGGTGTAGATAAAACATGGTGTGGATTGTTTTTTAAATACTCAGCTACCAAATCATTAACTGACATTGGTTCGCCTTTATCTGAATATCTTGGAGTCCCATCTTCGTTTATAACTTCAACAGAACCTTGTTCATTTAGTCTAACATTTGATCTTAGTAGTTGTTTAACTTCAGCAGGTTTAACTGCTTTCATTCCACTAGCTACATTGACTAATGTTTCGTCTATACGAATCCTTTTTAATTCAGATTCCAACGATTGAATTTTTGAATCCTTTTTTGATACTGTTTCCTTCAGAACTTTATCAAACTCGCCACGTTGTTTTGCGATTTCTAGTTCTTTAAGTTTCTTTTCTTCTAGTAACTTTTTGGCTTCTTCAATGTCTATGCCATCAAGTTTATTAGATACAGATTTTTTATATCTATCTAAACGTCTTTGAACTATGTTCTCTAACTGCTCGGCAGTAAAAAGTTTGTTCTCAGTTTGTTCAGAAACTTCTTTTACTCCAGCATTTTCTTGAGATGCTGTATTCTCAACCGACTCTTTTTTTACTTGGTCGTTCATTGTTTGTTCTCCTTCTATATGTTTATAATTGTCAATTATCAAGATAATTGTAAAAATGCAACAAAGTTGTTGCTAAAATGTTCTAATCTATTGTGTATTCAAAAGTACCATCATCTTTAACAGTACCCCAATCAGGATTTACTGGTTGCCAATGATGCCTACAATTATAACCACCTCTATCTAAGAATGGGTCGCTACCAGATTTACCTTGCCATTCTCTTTGCCATAATTCTCTAGCTTCTTCTTCAGTAAAGATTTTGTTTACGTGTTCTACGCAGAAATCTCTACTATCTCTAATGATAGTTCCATAATAAATATAGCTAGTTAATCCTAATTCATCTGCTCTAAACTTTGCAAACTGTCCATCAAAACCCATTAAAGCATCTTGTATTATTTGACCTGAATAGACTGCTAAGTTTGCACCAGTTACAGTAGAGCCATAAGTTTGTTTAAGTTCATCTACTGCTGTTTTAAAATCTTCTGTATTTGTCTTTCCAGCTATTCTTTGTTTCTGCACGAAGTCCACAAGTTCTTGTCTTTTTCTGTCATCAGATTGTTGGTAGATTCCATTGATCTTGTCTCTAACAGTTTGTACTACTTCCTGAAATGGTTTACCTACTAATGTAGATTGATAAACTTCTTGTGCTAACGTGTTAGTAAACTCAGTAGCTAGATTTTGAAATTGTGTAAATGCAATCTTTTTTAACTGTTGGATAGTAACTAAATCAGCTTCAGTAATTTGTTTAAACTCATTAGGAATAGGAAGTTTACCATAAGTTGCTACAATAGTTCCTGCAATCTTATCATAATCATTTATGAATGTTTGTACTCTTGCTAAGTAAAGTTCTTCTATTGCTTGTTGTAATTTTGGTCTTATTTCAATTGCAAGTCTTGTATTAAATAAAGCACCATCTTGTATTGGAAGTTCTGATATTGTCGCTACTACTCTTTGCTCTAAGGTTCTTAATGTATCGTTTAAAAGTCTTTGATGCTGTGCTTCTAAATTATTAACTGCTTTTTCTCTTATGCTTTGGAGTTGCTGTAATAAATCCTGAGCCACATTAAATTGTTGGTAATGTTATAGGTTGTGGTTGGAACTCTCCTAATGCTTGAGTATTAGTATCAATCTCTTGGTCAATTACTGCAAGTGTTTCATCATTATCAATTACTGTTCTTGCAATTTGTTTATCAAGTTCTTTTGTGAATGTTCCTGATTTAATATTAGAAGCTTTTGCTTGTTGTAATAATTCTAAGTCAGTTGCCCAGTCTCTAATGTCAAATGAAGTTGGGTACATAATTTCTCCATCAAATACTGTCTCTTGCCATAATGCAAATAGTCTCCAAATTTGTTCTTCTGCTAATTCCATAAGTTTTGCTTTTTGTGCAAGTCTAGCATTTAATAATTGGAACTCAGTTCTTAGTGCTATGCCAGATTGTATTCTTTCACCAGTTGCTCTAATAGCCCCAACATGAGATAGTCTATTGATTGCTTCTACTTTGTGCATAATTGATTTAATTACACCATCTAAATTACTTCCACTTGGTTGTAAGATATAAGGTTTTAAGTTTGCATCAATGTTATCAGGAATTTCAATTATAGAACCTGCACCACCAACAGCTTCAGTATCTCTAGTTTTAACTAATGATGGGTGATTAGATATTCTAATGATTTGTTCAATCTCAGATAGTTCATTATAAATTGCTTTTTGTAAATCAGCTATATCAGTTAAATCAGAAACTCCTAAACCTCTCATAGGTGATCTTTGATTGTATAAAATAACAGCAGGAATCTTTCCAAGAGGATTAGGAACTGACTCTACTAAAACTGGTTCATCTCTATTTGATGTAGGTAAAAATACTGTATCTATTTTATCTTCGTACCAAATCTTATAACATTCTTTGTCATCTTCTATTGATTCTCTAATCTTTAAATATTCTAAGTAGTAATAACCTTGTGGTGATCTTGCATACTTCCAATCTAATACGTTCTCAGGAGTATATACGTTTAGATATGGTCTAATGTTTTGTTCTAATTCTTCTCCACGTGTCATTACATTAGTAGAAGGTTTATCCACGATAATCCAACAATGTCCATAAACAGAAGCATAGTTTTGTATCTCTCTCATTAGAGCATCAAATGTTCTACCTTCATAATCGCAATCATCTAGGAATTGATCTACTGATGGGTCGTCTTGTAATGTTCCAAGTTCTCTATTTGGTGGAACTCTAAATAGGAAAGATGAATAAATGTCTATTACGTTTCTAGCATGATTGTCTAGTGGTGTGTAAGCAAGTCGTTTAAAATATTCTGATTCTAATTCTAATTGGTATTCTTGTAAGAACTTTCCATCTTGGTATTCTTTGCCACCTAAATAACTTCTAATAAAATATTCCCATCTTGGCATCATGCCTTTGTATTGTGTGTGCTGTAATTCTATTTCTTTTCTTGTGTAAGCCATTATGAAAATCTTTTAGGTTCTGATTTTGGTAAGTTTGAAGTAATTGGAAATATGTATTCTATTGCGTAACCTAATGCGTCAGTCATGTGATCGTAGCCATTGTTCTTTTCAGGTTGATTTGTACCTTCTTTATAAACTTGTTTCATTAAGCTATTAATTAGTGTTTTGCAAGAAGGATTAATAAAAATACTTCTCTTTCCATCAAATGCTTTGAGTTTACTATTAACAGCATTAATCCTGTCTCTCACTAAAGCATGAGTAGATTTAGCTTTAACATTTAAACCAGCATTTTGCAATATGGTTAAATCAGTTCTGCCACCAGCACTAGTTTTACGTTGTCTTGATGCTGGGTCAGGGTAAACAATCATTTTAGATTTGTTATACCTAGATAATAATTCATCAACAAATTCGTCAGTATTAGAACTATAAATAACTATCTCATCAAACACATAAGCGATACCATTCTTAACATGAAATAGACAAGCTGACATTGGGTCTATGTTAAAGTCCAAGCCAATATGAATGATAGCATCTTTATCGTATTTACATTCTTGGACATTTTGTTCTCTATCAAAGTTGTAATAAACAACTCCTGAATATGTTTCAAATGATGCTAAGTATTCTTGTCTAAAAGTTCTCTCGTCCAAATCTTTTTTAGCTTGTTCTATTTCTTCTGCATCAACTTGACCACCATCTAATGTTGTGTATTTAAATGATTTCCACTCAGGGTCATCTCCTAAACCCTTCTGGTAAATCTCATAAGACCAATTACCAAATCCTCTAGGTGTTCCTATAAACAATACATTTCCAGTAACGTGCTTATCTGAGATTGTTGGTCTTAGAACTTCTGTCCAAGCTTCTACTGGAATATCTGCATACTCATCAAGTAATAGGAAGTCTAATCCTACTCCTCGTAAATTATCAGGAGATTTATCTGCACCTTTTAAACTAATCTGACTACCATTCCTAAGTACTAAAGATAGTTCTGTTTCATTAGCATATTTAATCCATCTCTTTTCAGTAGTAAGTCTTTTAAGTTGTTTCCACATAATCTCTTTAGACATTCTGTAAGTTGGTGCTACATAGAATATCTTTGAGTTAGGTTTTCTACTTGCGAATCTTAATAGTTCATACATGGCTAAATGTGTTTTGCCGAATCTTC